AAATATGCTCTTAGTAATCTATTTGTTTCTTTCATACCCTCTCCTGAACCTTGAGATATATTTGGAGAAACAGCAATTCCATCTCCTTGAGCTGTAATAGCTGTAGACCCAAAACTATCAGTTATGGTGAAGGGTCCTCTACTAGATGGAGCAATACCATCTGATACAGCTTGATATGCTATAACACTACCAGCTCCTCCCATTAGACCAAGTACAGCTCCAGGAATTCCCCCTATTAAAAAACCACCAACAGCACCTAATAAACCTCCTATAATAACAGTTGTCATTTGTAATACACTATTTAACTTTTCTACAGCGGAAGCTAATTGTTGTTGAATACTTAAAGCTGATATGTTTTCTTTTAAACCTTCTTTATCTATAGCTAAACCTTCTTGTTTTTGGGAGTTAATAGCTGCTTGTTTTTCAACTGTTGTAGCTAACTGATCTGATGTCATACCAACAGCACTTGCTAGAGCATTTTGTTGGATTACATTTAACTTTTGAAAATCTTCTAAAGTACCAATTTGGCTAACTAAACTAGATACAGCTTCATCACTTTTGCCTTGTAAAGCTAATAATCTAGCTTGTTCTAGGTTTAAATCTTTTCCAATTAATAGTTCAGCTTCTAATTCTTTAGTAATAGAGGATTCAAAATCTAAAAGTTGTCCTGCTATTCCAGCTATTGTAGACATTTCAACCCCTAAGGTTTTAGCTGTTGCTACTGCTTTTACTAACCCATCTGGAGTTCTTAATAAGTTAGCTCTTAGTTGGCCTGTAATTTTATTAGTCTCCTCTAATATTTTATTAGTATTGAGCTGTATGCCTGTTTGGTTTTGGAGTTCAGCACTAACACCAAGAGCCGCATCATAAAAATCATTGAAACCTACTCCAGTTGCTAATGTTGATTTAGCAATAGCAGCAGCTGCTTCTTTACTTATTTGATTTCTTTTTATTAGGGAATTAACCCCTATAAGCAGCTCATCATTATATTGAACTTGTATTCCTAATTCCTCATTTATAGCTTGATTAGCTTCGTATAAGGATTCAACAGTAGTAGTTAAATCTCCTGAGGTTAGAGCAGTTTTTGCAAAACCATTATTTAGTTTTATAGCTTCTTTAGCTGATATTCCAAAGTTTCTTCTTAGATTAGCTACATTTGTATCAGCTCTTTTACTAGCTTCAAATAATTTTGTTAGTCCAAGTATTAATAGATCTGTGGGCTTAATAGCTCCTTTTATATTTTTTCCTAAATTTTTAAATCCTGTGGTTAGACTAAATGTTGCTTTTTTGGTTTTACTATCAAATGTAGTAGCATCCCTTATAGCACCTTCAAAATTCAATCTAGAAGCTATATCTCCAAAACCTGCTTTTCTAAGTAAACCCTCTATACCCTTTAAACTTGCTCCAAGTAATCCTGATTGTTTTTCAATAGTTGTTTCTACTGCTAGTCTTTCTTTAGCTATAGCAACCAGATCATCTCCTTTTTTTATTATATCATTAAGTGAATTTTTTTCAGCCTTAGAAATCTCAAGAGAACTTACTTTAGATCCAAGTATTTCTTTTTCTTTTTCAGCTTTTTCTATAATCTTTTCAAGCTCTTTAACACTAAGGTTAGATCCTTCCCTAGAGTTAGCTAATAAAGTATCACTAATAGATCTTAATTTTCTAGCACTTGATACAGAAGCATTAAAAGCATCTTTAGTTTTACCTAATTCAGCTAAGTTACCACTAATAATACCACTAATACTAGCAAAATCTTCCTTTTGTTGAAATAGAAGTTGATTTTGCTGTCTTAATTGCTCAGTTTGATTTTTAAGATTATCAGCCATAAATGGGGTTATATGTTATAAATATTAAAATATACAACTTTTATTTATAGCTTGTTTTAGGGGTTGAAGTAGGTTTTTTTACATTACCCAAAGAATCCATTAGAGTTTGTTGTTTATTGTTTTTTTTAGAATCCTCTACTCTTTTTGCTTCATTTTCATAATGTTCTTTTAATTGGAAAAAAGTAAATTTTCTTAACCAAATAGGCATACCATAAACTGTATTCCAATCATATCCTCCTTTACCATGGAATACTATTTCATGGATTTGGGTAAATAATTGTTTTCTTACTTCAGGGATTATTTTAGGTGTTAGGCCAAAAAAAGGTAAGCCCAATTGGGATATTGACTCCAGTTTCATTGCCGTTGGGAAAAAAAGTCAGATCTATGTCTGGTTGTATTTGTCTAACGTATTCTCTTAATGCTCTGGCATCTCGAGCTAAAAGATAGTTATCAACAAAATTCCTAATATCTTTTTTATCCTCCTTTCCATCTACTGATATGATAGTATGTTTTAATCGAGTTGTTACTTCTGGAGATGTATCTTTACTTATTTTTTTATAACTTTCTATTTCTTTACGAATATTTTCCTCATCTTTATGAGTTAATATTTTAAATACTACTGTTATATTTGAAGCTGGAAGTGTAAAAGAAAACTTATTTACTCCTCTAGTATAAATAGATTCATCAATCTCCTTATCTTGGAGTAGTGATAAATCAACTTCAAAATCCTCTTCTCCAAGGGTGAATTTATAATCTTTACCATATCCTAAAATACGAGCAGCTACTAATACAGCATTTTTGTCACCTACTAATAAGTCATCATAGTTGACATCTGAAACTATTAAGGATTTAAATAGTCTATCAAATACTGTCCCATCTGCTATATAAGCTTGATTGGTTAAAATATCTTCTTCCTTAGCAGTCATATACTTCATTTCAATCTTACCGCTAGATAAAGGATTGTTTTCAGGATATAATAATCCTTTAGATGGTAAACTTACTGTTTCGGTAGGGAGTTTAAATTCTGACATAATCTTTATTTAATAATAACTTTTTATTCTATAATAAATATCAATATAAAAAAGAGCTTGACAAAAGCCAAGCTCCTTTTTGGAGGAAATATAAGGGTGGGTAATCTTAAAAGTTTAATACACAATAATCTGGTTGTACTGTCATGGAAATTGATTGTGCTGCTGATTCGTTATCGTAGCTGTAATCGCCAAAATTAGCACTAGTAATCAAAGCACCTTTGATAATCCATTCTGATACAATATCACCTACAGGACCTAATACATTAAAAGTTAGGTCTTTTTTATAAAAATCAGAATAACCGTTTCTACCAGTTACTGATTCGTGGTGTAGACGAACCCACTCCATTACTGCTTGTGCTCCTGAAGGGGTGATTGGGTCATGTAAAGTAAAATCAATAGTTCCCCATGTTGTTTTTCCTTTTACATATCTTTTAAGGTTGATGTGGTTTAATTCTACAGTTTCCTGTGAAACTGAGATACCACTAACACCTTTAACGATATAAGAAGGGAAACCATCCATATACATCACAAACCTATTTTGTTGTTTAGGTTCAAATGCTGTGAAGAACATTTCGTTAGTATCTAATATTGCCATTTTGTGTATTTATTTTATTATAAATATTTTTTTCTTATATTTTTATACAGGAAATGTAGCTCCAGTTGGTAATACGTTGAAATCTAAAATAATAAACTCAGCTGTACGTGTTGGTTGGAGATAAATTTGACCAATTAGTTCATTTCTATCTACTACATCTGCTGTATTATTAGTATCATCCATTACTACTTTGAAAGAATACAATCCTTGACGTTGTTGTACCGATTCTAGATATGGGTTAACTTGTGTTAAGAAACTATTTCTTGTAGCAATAGTATTTTGTTCAAATACTAATGTGTCTGCAATTTGAGAAATATAACTCTTAAGTGAAATTAACAATCTACGAACATTAATACGATCTAAAGAACTTGATTTTTTCTGTAGTGTCTTTTGTCCAAATACTACAACTCCAGCTTGTGGGAATGTAGCTAATGGGTTAATATTAGCTTCGTATAATGTATCTCTAGTACCTGTTGGTAATTTTCTTTCTACTTGAACTACGCTATCTAAGCCACCTCTAGTTAAGCCAGCGGGTGCGAACCAAGAATCACTTGACGCGTCTGTAAACGCATATACTCCAGGAATTAACGCGGAAGCAGGTGACCAAATTAACTTACCTGTTCCTGGGTCAATTACTTGAGCCCATGGCCAATAAGTAGCAGCATAACTTGAATTGTATAAAGTACCTTTTTCAGTTACTGTTGCTGTTTGGGCTCCATAACGTACTAAATCTATTACAGCTAAACAATCAGTTCTAGCAATTGCTAAGTTAACTAAACGAGTAACTTGTAAAGTAGAATCTTGTGCTGTTAGACCAGGAGCAGTAATTACATTAAAGCGATATTCATCTTTATTTCCTAATAATGCAATAGCGGTATTGTAATCTGATGCTTGTATTCCTTGTACATTATCGTTTGAGATAATATTTTCATTAAATGCAGCTCCACCACCATAGAATAATTTACCTTGACCACCATAGAATGAACCAGATTGAACAACTGGTAAAGAAGCAGTATATTCAGATTTTACAGCTCCTGCGTTGTCAAAATAGTCGGGTGTTGGATAATTTACTTGTTTTACTCTTACGTAACGTGATTTATTACTATAAGTACCACTACTTTGAATGTAAGATTCTGATCCATCTGTTTGGATATTTTTAGTAGAGTTACCAATTACAGATTCAATATAATTAGATGAATTTGGGTCTAAACTTAAATTTTGGTAAGTTTCTAAAATTACTTTTTCTCTACCATTATCATCACCTCTACGGATCAATAAACTAAATGTTCCACTTTCAGTATTAACTGTTGGAATTTCCCAACGAATGTTATCACTAGATCCTGAAGCCAAAGCACCGTTTGGTAGGATTTCAGCGAAACTTTCAATATATGAAGCTGAAACATAACCATCTAATACGTAAGTATTAGGTAAGTTATTCATCATTTCTCCCTCAGATAATGTTTCTAATACAAAAGGACCATCTTTTGAATCAGGCTCTACATTACATAATATTGGACTGTTTACAGCGGGTTCAAATGATCCTGATGTAACTCTAGTGACTAGCAAACTTTCCCCTCCATTTTGGAAGTAGTTATTTACTGATACTGAGGTTAGATAACTATATGTTTGGCTCCCACTTTGAAGGGTAGAACCAAATCGACTGGTAAAATCACTATATGAAGTAACTACAGTTGGGATTTCAACAGGGCCTTTTACGGTAGGTCCAATAATAGCTGCTCCGACTGTTACGGGTTGAGAAGTGATAAATGATTGATCATTTTCTCTTGCTAATACGCCTGGTGATATTAATGTTTCTGCCATTTTGGGATGATGTATTTAGTATTGTATTTTGTTATAAATACTAAAGAGCTTTTCGAAAAATTAAGAAGTGGGTGATATTTCCCCATTTTCTAAATTGATGTTTCCATCTCCATATTTCTCGGTTAGAACTTTAGCAAATTCTATTCTTTTTTGCTCAAATGCTTGTTTAGCCTCGATTAAATCGTCTTTTTGCGTTTCTAAACTAGAGATTTGATATTCAATTTGACCAAAACTAAAAACTATATTATTTTCTTGATCTTGAAACCCTTTAAGAGTATCTAACTCTTCTTTTGTTAAAACTTTTTTATCCATTTTCAAATTAATTTATAGTAATAAATATATAATTATGTATTTAAATCATTAAGGTTTGTAACTACTTCAGTGCCAATTGATATTTTAGCTTTAGAATTAAATCTTCTAGTAGCATTTAAGTCTTTTTGAAGTGTCTCAGGTATGATATGACCTCTTAATCTTAAATCAAAGCTACCTTTAACAAGTCTTTCTTGACCTGCAGTTAATTCGGTTGAGGTATTGATTGTATCAATAAATGCTCTAAATTTAAAACGTTCAGGATCACCCCAATATGAATCAGAAGCATATTCTACTGCTTCAATAATTTTATTAAGTTGCTCCATATAGTAAGTTTGAATATTACAACTATATTCTAATGTTACAAAATCCGGTACTACTACTGCTTGAGATTGTATTACTGGTTTTCTATTGTTTAATACATTAAAATTAGAATACCCATTTGCGCTATTATATCCTTGTTTTAAATTGGCATATAAATGTGGAGAGTTTGAATCAACCTTAGCTGTTACACTTCTATCTTTAGTTATAGAATTACGGGATAAATAAATAATAGGTAACATAATTTTACCTCCTTTATCTCTATAATACCCATCCTTTTGATATGATTTCCATCTTTCAGGTGAAGCATATATTACTGGGACTTGTGTTCGTTGGTTATTTTGGTATACAAATGGTTTAATTACGTTATTAAAATAATAAAACACTGCTTCATCTAAATCTTGAATACCAATTGAAAAGGATTTTGATTTATCTCCTTTAGATGAGATTTTAGTAGACCTATTAAAGTCTATATTTGTTGCTTTTTGATTAGCATTTGCCGCCTCATTAGGGTTTGTCAAATTTGCTAATTCATAAGGTTCTTGTTTACCTCTAGAAATTTCTTCTTGTGATTCAGGTCTTGGTTTAAAATTTCTTTTAGATGTAGGGGCATTAGGGACAGCAGGATATCTTCCATTAGCATTATTAAATGCTCTTTCGTATGCTTGTGATCTAGTTAAAGGTTTATCTGCCATAATTAGAATCTTTCCTTATAAGGTGATAGGTTGTACTTATCGCTAGGTACATAATGAGTTGAACAAACAATAGAATGGTTAGCTCCAAACTTTTCTAACCCTGGATTTAGTGGGTTTGAGTTGTTTGGGTAGTCTGGGTTTTTACCTACAAAATATTGATTACTTACAATACCATCTACTTCATAGTATCCCTCTTGGTATAAGATAATATCTCCTACCTCAGCTACGTAATTAGCATCTACTAAATCAACTCTTAAAAATGCAAAGGTAATAGGTTGGTTAAACCCAATACCTTCTCCACTTTCAGGAAATTCTTGATCTCCTCTATTAATTAAACAATTAAAGATAAAAGGACCATCAAAATATTTGTTTCCAGCGGCTTCACCATAGATATTTGTTCTAGTTTCTTCAAGCTTATATTTGTAGAAAGATGCTTGTTGGGTAATGATATTACCCATTAACTCTCTATTTAATCCTCTTATTAAGCTCACATCTCTGGAGCTGCCAAACATTGCCATATTAACCGATGTATATAGTGTAAGGAACAGCTTTCAACTCGACATTTGCAGCCTCAGCCTCAGCCGCTCTTCTTTCTAGTAAAGACTTTCGTGAGGTATCATCAAAATATCCTCTTAATCTTTCTATTAATGTTGTTTTTTCCGCTGTAGCAGCTGTTAATAAATCACTTTGATTTAATTGTACGTCTGCATTTGGAATTGGAATACTAGCATATTTACCTCTTACATATCCTAACATTTCTTTAGCTAATGCTAAAGTGTATTCAAATATCCATTGTCTACCAACTGAATTAACTTTAGAATATGTTGGGTTTGTATAAGGAGTATTTGATACGTTAGAAACTTTATTTGGAATATTACTAATACTACTTCCTATTCTTTCATCTCTTTTAATGTATTCAAAATGTAGATTAGCACTGCCCGTTGTTGGGATTGGG